GCCGGTTACGGCTTTGTGGGTGTACTTAAAAGCGGCTTTCGATGCTGCTTCGGCTGCGGCTTGCACCAGGGCGGCGCCTTCGCTAAGTGCTGCGCCCAGGGTTGTGCCTACGGTGATTTCGTCGTAGGTGGCGTCGCTGGTGTTGTCGATTGCGGTGATGGCGTATGCCTTGCCGCCGGCGTCGCTGGTTACGAAGTCGCCTACTTTGAAGTGATGGCCTTTGGCTACTTTGTAAGTAGTCGCGGTGGCGGTCGCTTTTTCTACGAGCTTCGCCGTCTTGATAAGGTGGTAAAGCCCGGCGCTGTCTGAGCCGATGTAGCTTCCTTCTTGAAGGATGCCGCCGGCGATAAGGTCGGCAGCGCTAACGGTTACGCCGTTAGGAATGTCGGCCAGGTTATGTGTGCAGGCGTGTGCTGTGCGCGTGTCCTGCTTGCGGTCGATTCTTAAGCTCATAACTTGTTAATTAATCGGGTTAATTAAATGGTCTTCCCGGCGAGCGGGTTCTCTTTGCCTTGAGCGGCTAAAAAGCTGGTTACGGCGTCGCTAACTCCTTCTTTGTTCACGGCTCCAAAAATGGGCTTAGGTCCGCCGAGCCCGGCGTCTGCCTGCTCTTGCTTAATTGCTGCGATGTCGCCCTTCGCTTCCTCGAGGTAGGTGTTAAAGTCGGCCGCGGTCTTGAAGCTGTTAGCGCGGTCGAAGCTGCGGAGCATCATTTCACGCTGACGGCCTTTAATCTCGGCCTTGTCTAATTCGCCCTCGAAGGTTTTGCGGTAGGCCTCGGCAGCCTCCTTAGCGGTGAAGGTATTAGTAAAGCCCTCCAGTCGCTGGTCGATGAGTTTGCCTATTGCCTCCAGGGTTATCGCTTCGGGCTGGGGTTTGGGCGGCTCTGGGTCGCCGGGCTTCTTCTTCTCTACAAAATCGTACTTTTCTTTAAGGCCGTTTTCGTAGGTTGTTTTAGCTCGGCTAATTTCGGCGTCTGCCTTCTTTCGCCAGTCCTGGATGAAGCCTTTAACCTTCTCGTCTGTTAGTTTGTCGATAATTGCTTCGGCTTCCTCCTTGCTCGAGCATTGTAGGGTTAAAGCTGCCGCCAGCTGCTCGAGTCCATCCTTTCGCGCGCCTTGAAATTTTGCTGTAAGTAGCGCTAAGAGTTCTTCTATTGTCATGACTAAATAGTAAAATCGGGGTTAAAATCTAATTTGTTGCAAAAATAGCGTATTATCTTAATACGCTGTTAACGGTTTGGGGTTAAGTTATGAATATTTTATTGTTACGGTGGGGTCGTACCGAAGTATTACAATTTGTTACAATTTAGAATAATGCCGGGGCGCGATTTGGATTTTGCTGTTTTTGAGCGTATATTTGCGTATTATTTAACGCTTTAGCCCCTCTGTTATGGTTAATAATACAAATAAAAGCCCTTCCTTAGCTGATAGCTATCCGCTGGTTCAGCAGTTAATAGGCTATGATGCTGCCGTGGTGCACATGTTCCCGCCGCATCCGTTGGCCGTGGCTCCTTCTTCGGAGCTTGGCTTAAGTTCTAAGCTCTCTTTTGCTGATCGCGCGAGCGTTAACCAGGCCTTTGCTATTAGGAAAAAACTAAATAAATTAATATCTCGCCATGTACATCCCGAAAATTAATACTACTACCGGGCGCGCGCATATTACCGTGCTTCCCGATGCGCTGCTCCTTGATGCCTACTTAAATAGTGACGCTTGCGCCGAAGATAAGGAGTTAGCCCGCTGGCTCCTGGACCTGGAAAAAGAAAAAGCCGGCCAGGTCCTTCGGTCGGCTCTTGGCGAAGGCGGCGCGCTGGTACCGGTCTATGAAGGCTTAAGCCAGAAGGCCCCGAAGGGCGGCGCCTTTGTTTGCACCATCCCCGATGGGGCGCTCTACGTGGTTAAGGCTGTTTAAAGGTCTTAACCAGGGCTATCATCTCGGCATACTCCGTCGGCATCAATACCTTGAAGGCCGTGTTACCTATATAGGCATTCTCGAAGCAGTGAGCTAAATACTCGTGTTCCTTCATGCCTGGGTATTTAAAATAACTTACGCTATGACCATAGCCTACGTCTTGGCGGTTAACTAAACTTCTTAACGTGTCCATTACGCAGCAAATTTGCTCGAGGGCGTCCCCTTTTGTTAAGCCGTAGCGCTTAAAAATCGGGTCGTCTTCTTTTTTGTTGCGAAGCCGGTTAACGATGTTTTGTATCTTTTGGCTTAGCGTAATTATATACATCTGGTTAACCTCTACCTTCTCCTTCTTGGTTGTTGTTTTGTAGGTGTCGGTCTCGGCATCGTAGTGGCCTTCGATGGTCCGCTTATAATAAAAGCCTTTGGTCTTCTTCCTCAGCCTGGCCAGTTGCTCGTCCCTGGTCTTGGTTACTTCGGCGTCGTGCAGGAGGCCTTGTTGGTCGGCTATCGCGTGGCCAAACTCATGGTAAATTACGGAGCGGTGCTCCCATTGGCTATCCTTGCCGCGGTCGCTAACGTTAATTACTACCTTCATGCCTCGGGCCGTCTCGTAGCTTCCTTTGCTGTTGTTCTTGGTAATTACGAGCGTGGGCTGGGTCTTAAGTAGCTTAAAAAAGTCCTTGTTAAATTTGTAGTCGTCGCCGTAGTTGGCTAAGTAGCTGCCGCCGTCGTGGAGCTCGTCCGGCATGGTGTCGGGGTAGCCCTTCGGTGTCGCTGCTTCCTCCCTGGCTATGGTGTCTTTAAGGTTGGCCCAGGTGGTCTGCGCGTCTTTTAGCCCCTCGGTTAATGCCTTAATAGCGTCGCCGTAGTAGCGGTTAAGGTCGTAGCTATTGGCGCTAATAATGCCTTCAAACTTGGCGCTAAAGGCGTCCCAGTAGATTTTGCCATACTTAGACTTGTAGCCCTTACCTTTGCACTTGGTTAGGAAGGCGCGAAGGCTCGCCGCTGCTGCCAGCCAGTCGGCGGTGCGATCCTCGGCGGTGGTCTTAAGCCTGGTTACTTCGGCCTTAAGCGGTGCGCTTTCGCCGGCTGCTCGTAGCGGGTCCAGGCGGCTAATATCGAGGCCTAAAGCGTAGGCCTTCTTTTTTAGGTCGTCTATCTCGGCGTCGTAAAGGGCGCAGGGTGTCGGCGGGGTGTTAGGCTTGGCCGCTGTGCCTCCTACTGGCTGGTTATGTGGTACGGCTGAAGATAGGCCGCCGGCTATGCGGCCGCCGTTAAAATTGTCTCTAATATAGTAGGGTTGGGACGCCCAGCCCTCGCTTCGCTTGGCTATTGCTTCTATATGTCGCGTAAAGGCATCCGGGACGGTGTTAACCTGGTTAGCCGATGGCATAGCTTTGTAGGCTTCCTCGTTCATGACGGCGCGAAGGCGGGCGCGGCGGGCGCTGTGCATCTCGTCGTCGCTCTGCAAAATCGGCGTAATTACGCATCGGCAGTTAGGGTGCCAGCCTACAAATTTAAAGGTTTTGGGGTAGTCGCCGGCTAACTCGTTGCAGATGTCCTCTAATGGTTCTAACTCGCCCTTCCGGTTCTTGATCGTGTGGTTGTTGCTTAGGCTGATCCGGAGGCCTACTACGAAGTCTAAGGTTTGCCAGCGCTGCCAGTCGGCCTGGCGGTAGGCCATGTTAATCTCGGTGCGGGCTAAGCGCATCGCGTTCTGGGCACTGCTGCGGTAAACGCCGCGGCCGGGGTGGTATGCTGCCGCCGCTTTGCTCAGCTGTAGATTGCCGTATTTGTCCCTAACTCGTCTAAAGAGCTTGTTAGGCTCGTTTAGTAAGCTCCTAACGTCGCGGCTTAGTTCCTGGGCGCTGCGCCCCTCGCCGAGGGCTATGTCGATGGCCATCTCCATTTGGCTCGTAAATTGGTCGGTGTACTTCCAAACTCGCGCGCTTAGGTCCATGCCTTGCACTTTTCGCCCCTGGAAGGCGGCGAGCCCTTCCAGGTTGCGGTCCTCATATTGTTTAATCTCGTCGGCGGTTAGCTTGCTCCGGTCTAATACGGTGCCTAAAAAAGCGTCGGCGCGGTAGGTCGCCGCCAGCCATTCGCTACGCTGGCCGGCTTCTATGACCTTCTTAACGTTGGCCGTTAACTCCTGGGCGAGCGCTGCTGCCTTCTTCTTGGTGGTCGGATAGTCGTCAAAGGAGAAGGGCTTGTTAGGGTCCGGAGCAAATAATGACCCGGCCAGGCTCGCGTATTCGCGCGCGGCCTCGTCGTAAATCTTGTTAACCTTGCGGGCGTAGCCGTCGGTCGCTTTTATGTGCTTGCGGTCGGCATCCTGGAGGCGTATTAACGCGGTTTGGCGGTCTGGCTTCTTTGCCATAGTTATTTTGAGCTAATTTTGCGTCTCTCGGCGTTTGCGCGTCGAGAGGTAGAATTTATCCATTTACAAATTTAAGTGGCTTAAATCGGCTTAAAATGCATTATTAACTTGCAGTGTTAGAGCCGCTTAGCCTATAAGCGTAGAATTAAGCCGAAATTTTTAGCTTAATTCTACGTCGGGTTAAAATGTGGGTTCCCCTTCGGTGAAGCTGTTGGCCCGGTCTTCTTCGGCTTGTATTGCCTCGAGCTCGGCGTCGGGGTCGTCGGTCCAGCCCAGGCGCTTAACCGTAGTAGCTTGGCTGGCTACGGCTTTGCCTCCGTTGGCGGCCGTTAATACGGCTATCTTGCTGGCGTCGTCCTCAATAATGTAGGGCGTAATTTTGGGCTTAACCATGAGCGCGTCTGCTGCTTCCTTCTTGGTTACATCGGCAACTCCGATGTATGCCTTGACGATGTTAGCGCGGCGCTGTAGATACTCGTCGAAGATCTCCGTTTTGTCCTGGACTTTTAGGTGAGCATCCATAAATAGTAGCTTAAGCGCTACGCCGCTAACGGCGCCTATGCCCTTGACGGTATCAAAGGAAATATCGGGCGTTTGCGTGATGGTGTAAATCATGCGTAGAAGGGTGTCTATTTCTAACTTCACGCTCTCGGGGGCGCTGCTCCAGCTTAAGTAGCTGGCTTTGGCTCCGTCTTCGCCTTCTATAATGCCGCCGGCTTCACCTTTGCGGCAGAAGCCCTTAACGGTGCCCTCTACGAAAATTTTAGGGCTGGCGTGGTAGTCGTTGGTATCGGCGAAGTTGCTTAATAACTTTTCGAGGCGGTCGATTAGCGGTTGGACGTCCTCCCATTCGGTCTGCGGCTGCGAAGCGTAAACTACCGGTATTTTGCCGATTGGGTTGGCCTTCGGGTAGCCTTCCACCATCTCCCAGTTGCCGTTGTCTTCCTTCGCGCGGTCGCCCTGGCAGCTCCATAAGTAGTGGGCGTCGGCGGTGTAGGTCTCGAAGTAGGTTCGGGTTATTAGGTCGCCGTCCTTGTGGGTAAACTCGCGGCTAAAGGCTACGAGGTCGCGAGCGTCGTCGAAGTAGGGCCATAGCTGGTCGCCCCAGGCGGGGCTAAAGATGGCTACTCTGAATTTGTATTTAGTAGTAAAGCCGTAGCGTTTATGCGGCTTTAGTTCCTCTACCGGGTACCAAAGTTCTGCTACTTCCTGGGTGCTGTAAAGGCTTCGGGCTACGCGGCGGTTTAAGCTGGCTTCTTTGACGTCGTAAAATACGCGCTTCATGGCCTGGAGTACGTCGATTTGCTCCTGCTCGGTGCTGTCGGTGGCATAGGTTACCTGGTTGCCGAAGGTAAAGGCTACGGCGCGCTTTACGATTAGCTTCTGAATTGCCAGGGCGATGCGGGCTACTCTCTCAATTCTGTAGCCTTGCTCGGTGGTCATCTCAACGTTGGGGTTAACGTTCTTAACTTCGCCGTATTCGTTGGAGTCCTTGTCTACTACTACTATTTTGTCGGGGCGGATTAGCGGGTCGTTAATAGCGTGTAGCTTGGGGTCGTACTGAGCGGCGTTGGTCTTGGTCGCGGGGCTTTGCTCGATGCGGCCCTGGCGAAGCTCGTTAACGATGGCGGCGAAGTCGCCGGCCATAAGTAGTTCTAATAATTTGGGGGGCATGGTGTATATTGTTTAAATTAAAAAAATCGTGCTAAGTTCTGGGGCTGGTCGGTGCGCTTCTCGATCGTGCCGGTTAAAGCGTCGGGCGCGTCGTCATGGGCGTTGCCGCCTTCCTTCTTGTAGTGGGTTATATCTCGCCAAAATTGGGGCCATAGGTGGTCCCAGCCGGTTGGGAAGTATATTAAATTTTGCACTTCGGCCGAGTGGTTAAAAATTCTAACGTCCTTGTTATGGGTCTGGGTAAACCATGAGAAGGCCGTGGTTTTGTTGCCCATGATGCGGCAGTTCCTTTCGACGGCGCGGGCGAAGCCTCGGCCGCCGTTGTTGCTCTCGATGATTGCCTTCGCTACGTTGTGGCGGGTCAGCCTTCGGGCTGTCTCCGGCTCGGTCGTCTCCATCGCGTCCTTAGTGTAGTAAACGTCTAAAACGTAGTTGCCTATCTCGGTGTCTACGTAAATAATGCTACATAGCCAGTCGTCGCCGGTGTCGGCCGTATCGGTGTAGCACTTAATTACGTGGCGCCTTGTTACTGGTAGGGTGTCGTAGGTTCTAAAGGGGCGCTCATACATAAGGCCGGTTAGCGGCATCGGGTTCTGCATGTATTGCGTCTCGAAGATCCAGGGGGTTAACTCTCGTATCTTGTAAATTTCGTCGAGGTCCATCTTGAAGGGCCATAGCGCCTGGTCGTGGCCGTTCTCGTCCTGCTCTAAGACTGGCAGGCTTAATACTTCCCATTCCTCCGGCTCTACTCTCTGTAAATAGCCGCATAGGTCGTCTATGTCGAGCCGCTGCATGATTATAATAATCGGGGTGTTGCGGCTGTTAACGCGGTTGCGGATGGTGGTCTCGAATTTCTGGTTAACCTTGTTACGGATAAGCTCTGAGCGGGCGTCGTCTGGTTTTATTGGGTCGTCTATGACTATAGCCCCGCCGAAGGTGCCGGGGTTAACGCTGTTTAGTTCCTCAACTTCGGCCGCGAGTGCTGTGTCTTCGTCGTCTTCCTCTAAGTCTACCAGGCCGGCGCCGAAGCCGGTTACCTGGCCCGCCGAAGATACGGCGTAAAGGCCGCCGCCTTCCGTCGTGGTCCATTTCTGTGTGTTGCGGCTGGTCGGCTTGGTGGCAGGAAAAAGCCGGGTAAATGAAGGGTCGCGGAGTATCTCCTGGACGCCGCGGCTATTGTCTCGGGCGAGGCCGTCTGAATAACTCAAATGAATAAACTTAGCGCAGGGGTTAATCGCCAGCCCCATTGCTATGAAGTTCTTAACGGCTAACTCGGTCTTGCCGAAGCGGGGCGCTATGTTAATAATAAGGCGCGTAGATTCGCCCCTAAAAACGCGGTCGAGCGCTTGGGCGATGCGTATGTGGTGCCGGCCTACGACAAATTTACGCTTATATAGCTGCTTAAAAAAGTAGCGCGTAAAATTCAACGTAGAGCTAACGGTCCAGGTCTTAATTACGTCTATGTCCCTTATTACTTCGTCCATTAAAATTCCTTGTCTAATTGCTTTAATAGGTCGCCTACTTCCTCGCGGGTTAAGGTGCGGGCCGGCATAAGGTCGGCGCCGTCCTTGCCGGTGAGCTCCATGCGGCGGGTTGGTTCTCCGTGAAGGCGGGCGCTAATACGGTCGAGCTGGTTAGTCTGACCCTTCTTCATGTCGTTAAGGATAGCTAAAGCGCGGCCTTTGGCGTAGGCTGTGGCGCCGTCCCATTTGGCTATAAACATAAGCGCGTCCGTTGTGGCGCTCTCCAGGATGCTGTCTATGTCGTCTTTGTTTTGCTTGGTTAGGCGCTCAAACTTGCGGGCGCCCTTCTTTCCGAGCGCTGCTTCTAACATCTCCTTTGCCGGGTCGCGGGGGCGTCCCTTCGGGTTGCCGCTTTGCCCCTTCTGGAAGGGCGGGCGTAGGCCGGTTGTGTTGGGGTGTGGGTTTGCCATTGGATTCGGTGTTTGGGTTGTTTTTAATCGGTGTTATTTAGCCTCGTTTATGTTGCCTAAGTACTGGGCTTTGTCGTTGGTGTATTCTTCCCAGCGCTTAATAATGACGTCTATATAGTGCGGGTCTAATTCAACCATAAAGCAATTACGGCCCAGCTGCTCGGCGGCCATTAGGGTACTGCCGCTGCCGCCGAAGAGGTCTAATACTACTTCGCCGGGGCGGGTGCTGTTTTTAATGCATCGGCCCATTAGCTTGAGCGGCTTCATGGTCGGGTGGTCGGCGCTTCGTAGCGGTTTGTCCTCGTCTATAATGTCGGTTGGGAGCTGGCCTATCTTGTTAAGTAGCTCTATAAGCTCGGCCTTCGTCATGGCGTTATAGTCTATCTTGCCGTCGCCGTCTTGGTAAACGGTTAATTGGCTTCGGCTGTCTATGAAGTAATGACCGGCGCCGGGCTTCCATCCGTAGAGGCATGGTTCGTGCTTCCATTGGTAGTCCTGGCGGCCTAATACCATGTTATTTTTGTTCCAGATAAGTACCTGCTTAAGGTCCCAGCCGGTCTCCTTGACTGCCGAAGTAAAGTTAAGCCCCTCGCTTCCGGCGTGCCAGATGTAAAAAACGCCTCCGGGCTTTAGGTGGCGGTCGGCGGCGTTTAGGGCTTTGTTCAAAAACTCTCTAAATTGTCCGTCGGCCATCTTGTCGTTGGCGATGTCCTTCTGGATTCTGTTGCCCTTCTCGGCGGCGTTTAGGGCTTTGTTCAAAAACTCTCTAAATTGTCCGTCGGCCATCTTGTCGTTGGCGATGTCCTTCTGGATTCTGTTGCCCTTCTCGGCGGCGTTTAGGGCTTTGTTCTTGCTGGCGTAGTCTACGTTATAGGGCGGGTCGGTTAATAGAAGGTCTACTATAGTAGAGCCGCATAGGGCGTCTACTATTGCGGGGTCGGTGCTGTCGCCGCAAATAAGGCGATGACGGCCTAACATGTAAATGTCGCCTTCTTTGGCTTTGGCCTTGCCCTCGAGGTCGTCGCTGGGGTTGTAGTCGTCTTCCTCAGCCTCGTCCTCGGCTTTAATATTGCCTATGTCGGGGACGTCCAGGCCCCAGTCTATAAGCTGGGCGGCCTCCCATTCGTTGGCTAAAGCGTCCCAGTCCCACTCGCCGAAGCCGCTATTATCTTTAATCACTATCGCGCGGAGCTTGTCTGCGGTCCAGTCGGCTGGCAAAATCTTAACTATTGCGGTGGTGTAGTTAAGCTCCTTTAATGCCTGGTAGCGCATATTTCCGCCGATGATTATTAGCTTGCCGTCGTATGGGTATAGTAGAATTTCGCGAAGTCCTAACATCTCGGGGTCTTCCTCGATTGACTTCACTAAAAGCCTAAATTTATTGTCGCGAAAAATACGCGGGCTCTTAGGTACGCCGGGGATCTGTCCCTTGTTTGGCGTTATATCTTTGAGCGGTAGCTCCTGGCTCGTTACTATCGCCGGGGCTTTTCTTTCGCTGGTGGGTTGGGCGTCTTTGGCCATGCTGCTGTTGGTTAATGGCGGCGCGGGCGCCTGGTGTTGACGTCTACGCCGCCGGGGTTACTAAAATGGGAGGTCTTCGTCCTCGATTGGTGGGTAGTTGCTCTCGGTGTCGGAGTTGCCGTCTCCGTCGGCTTTAACTATCCAGGGGGCGCTGCGGTGGGTGTAAAAATCTGCTCTCATCTCTTAGGGGTTATTTGTTAAACTTCTTAGTAGTTATAGTCTTCCAAAGGTCGTTACAAAGTAGCGGCTTTTTGATGGTTGCGTATCGTTCCATGACCTTGCTAAAGCAGTCGTAGTAGAAGTCGTAAAGCTCGGGGTTCTCCTCGATGGTAAATTGTTCTACGTTAACCGATGAGCGAAGGTTGGCGGAGCCGTGAATAACAATTTTTTGGCCTTCGTGTGTCTCAAAAAATACTATTTTGGTATGTATGCCGGCGATGGCTAATTGGAAGCGGTTCCCCTTGTCGAGGCTCCGGTAAAGGTGGGGTATTAGCTGCCAGCGCTCGTGGCCGTAGAAGTAAATACTTAGGACCATGTCGAGCTCGTTAATGTAGCCTAACTCCATAAGGCGCTTTAGGCTGTCGATGTTACGCTCGCTTAGGCTAAGCGTTGTTATAGTCATGTGCTCGGCGCGGATATGGTGTAGCGTTAAATATGCGTGTAGGAAGTCACCAAAAACGAAGTTACCGGAGACTATGCAATTATAACGCTGGCCGTTTGCTACGCGAAGGTCGCGGGCTAAGTCTTTGGCGCGGTCGTATAATACCGGCATCCCTTTAACCGGTGGCTTCGGGTCGATGTAGCGTGTCTCCATTGCGGGCGTGGGGTCTCCTTCCTCGTCGGGGTCGAAGCCTAACGAAGCTAAATTAACATCGGGGATTGCTATGTCGCCGAAGTCTATTTTAAAGTCGCCGAGGTCGTCGTCTTCGGCCTTCTTTTTTTGTCGTGCCATAGTCGTAAAAATAAGGGAGCGGGGGTTAAATAACTGGCCCGCTCCCGGTCCCATTGGGGCATCAGCTATATGGTGGGCAGTAAACTCTGCTTTAGTTCGGTTACAAAATTAGCGTAAAATCGTATTATGTTAATACGTTCTACGCTAAAGTTATGAGTATTTTTTGTTACTCCTGCTAAAGTTTAAGGGGCGCTAAGTAGGCGTTAACCGTGTTTATAAACTCTTGAAGGGTCCTAACTACTACGTATTCAGCGCCGAGGGCCTTAACTAAACGCTCATAGGTCTTCTGGTTGTCGCTCTGGTGGCTGCCGTCGTTAAGGGTCTTTAGCTCGATGCAAAGGTAGGGGCAGCCGTTTACCGGTATGCCCAGCCAAAGGTCCGGGAAGCCTGCGCGGGTGCCCATCGCTTTGAAGCGGGCGGCCTCGGCCTTGTTACGTCGGCCTCCGTTGGGGCTATGGTGTAGAGCGCGGGCTATCGGCGCGCCGTTTATCTTTTTCGCTCCCCATTGTAGCTCGTACCAGCGGCAGCAGGCGCGCTGCAGGTCTTCCTCGTCGTGGCGGGGGCTGGCCTTTGGCGCGTCGGCTCGATGTTTGGCTAATAGTTCGTCGAAGGTCATAGCTTGGTGTCTTCGGCTTGCGGTTCCTGGGTTGCTGCTGCTTCCTCGGCCTTCTTCTTGGCTTCGGCCTCGTGCTGCTTCTTGACGATCTCGCCGGTGATCTCGGCCATGCGGCCGGCGGCTTCGGTTAGAATTGCTTTAACGGCGGCGCGCTTGGCGCTGGTCAGCTGGCTGGTCTTGTCGAATATGCCGGCGAAGTGTTCCAGGCAAAAATCGGCGCTAAGCTCTCCGGCTCGCTCGAGTTGGACGATTGGCGAAGTCTTAAGTTTGTAGCTCCCGCCGACGGCGTTAATCAGTGCCTTTAGGCCGCCTATTACCTGGTCGAGGCATCGGCGGTAAAGGGGATCCTTAATAAGCGGGTAGCGCTCGGCGTCGGTTTTGGGTTCCTGGGTTGCTGCGGCGCTTTCGGCCGCGGTTGCGGTGGTTGTGGGTTGTTGTTCCATGTTGAATTAATAAATTTTGTTACGTATGAGGGTTAATATCTCGTTTGTTGGAAGGTCGCGAAGCTCCGGGCGAAGGGTGTAGGCTCGGCCGCCGCCGTCGGTGGTGCTCTGGAAAAATGCGCGGGCGTCGTCCCATTGCATGAAGCTCATAACTGAATACGTGTTTAGCTCCTTCTCTAAGTCGGCCAGGGTTACTATGCCGCGGGGGTTGGCCTTGATTAGCTTAACGGCGGTTAAGTAGGTCCATTTCTGCTTGTGGCGGGTTAGTAAATTATAGTCCTTCATTGCTCGCTTTAATTTTGTGGTTCCTATAGGGGTGGCCCGGCTGGAAGCGGTAGGCCTCGCCCTTCTTTAAATTCTCGTTTACTACGCCTTTGGGCGGATAGGTGCCGTTAGCCTGGTGGCTCGCCTGGGCTGCTTCGGCGGTCTTGCGCTGGCATTCTCGCATAAACTCCGGCGTTTTGTTTAGGTGCAGCTTGCGGGCGATTCTTACTACGCTACGCGGGCTTATGCCGAGCCGGAGGGAGCAAATTTCGGTTCTTACGTGCGGGTATGCCTTGCGGAGCCATTCTGTTTCCTCTCCGTTTAGGTGTATCGCTTTAGGCTGCTCCTTGTTGGGAAGGCCTAATTTATGCGCCTTTACGTAGATGGCGCGAAGTGGGCGCCCTATCTTCCTGGCTATTTCCTCGGCCTTGAGGCCGGTGGCGTAAAGCCGGCGTAGCTCCGTTACTTCGTCTTCTGTCCATCGTCTTTTAGCCGTTGTTTCCTGGTCCTTCATCTCCCTTTAGCTTCTTAAGTAGGGTTAAATAACTCATCAGCGTGTCTATGTCGCGAATTAACGCGGCGCGGGCTTTTGCTGTTATGTGGTTTTGCTTGCGGGCGTGGTCGATTTGCTTCTGCTTTGCCGCTGCCGTTGGTTCAACTAAAGTTATTATAACGGCGCGCTCCGTCGGGGTTAACGTGATTGTTAACTCCTGGTTCTTCTGGCCTACTATCGAGGCGCGGTAGGCTTCTAAGTCGTTTAGCGTCATACGAATGGGTCATAGTTCTCGATGCCGCGGTAAAATAGGCGGCCTTCCTGGTTTTGTATGGGTGTGACGCCGGCGTGGTTCTTGAAAAAGTTAGCCAGGCCTTCCTCTGTCTGGTAGTTCGTCCGGCCGTTGTTTAGCTTGTAGGCGATGCGGCGTTCCTGGTCGTCTTCTATTGGAAGCCAGCCGTAGCCTTCGCCTACTGGGGTGGCGTAAACCGATGCAATTACTTGCACTCTGTCGGCCGGGTATGTAGCCGGGCGGTAGGTAAAGTTAATTAGGCCTTGCTTTAGAAGCTCGCGGCCTAAATTCTCGGCCAGCATGTCCTTGCTCGGCTCGTTCCATTCTGCCGAAGGAAGGAGGAAGGCTGTGCTTATCGGCTTAAGCGTCGCCGTCGCGGTGTTTACGTTTGCCGGCTGTATTGTTGCCGGGCTTAGCTTGTCGGCCCAGCGCCTTAAGGCTGCGGCCAGGGTCTTTTTAAGTTTCATAAGTCTTTTAGTATTTGTCGCCGAAGTCCAGGCAGGGCGCTGCTTGTCGCTGCTGCTCAGCCTTTATTTGGCGGGTTCTTTTTATCTCTTTGTCTATCTCGGCTTCGAGCGCTCGGCTCTTGCGTAGGATGTCGGGGTCGCGCGTCGCAAAGTAACTTTTTTGCGCCTGGCGCATGGCCTCTACTTTGTAAAAAAATTGTTCCGGGGTCATGGGGTATTGCGGTAAATATTTAGTAGATCGTTAACTGCTTTGGCCGCGGTCCTAAATTCGCGGTTATATTTTAGTTCTACGTCGTAGCGCCTAACGTAGTAGCTTACGTTAGAGTGTTTGTGGTTCATCTCTTTCGCGATTGTTATTATCGAGTCGCCGTTCTGGTGGGCGTGGTGGGCGTAAATGAAGCGCGCGTAAACCGTTGGGCGGTGGCGTCCCTTCTGGCATACCTGCTTAAAGTCTATCCCCAGGGCCGTTAATATAGCCTGCTTTAGCTCCTGGTTCTTTAAGGGGGTTTCGTATTGAATGACCATCCCCAGGGCTTTGGCGATGGTGTGGTCGGCGGTGGCTCCGGCGCTGCGCTCCCAGCCGGCGAGCATGTAAATTTCGTCGCAAAAAGTAAGTAGGCGTATGTCGGCGCGCATGTGGGTCTCCCAGGCGGCGTCGCTTGGGACGTCGTTATATAGCGGGTTAACTACTTCGTAGCCTTTGGCGCTCAGCTTTGCCGCCGCTGCGCTAAAGTGCTTTTTATATTCTTCTTCTGGGCGGCCGGAGATGCCGCCGCTTACATAGATAGCCTTTAAGGTGTTAACCTGCTCCGGGGCTTTGTTCTTTTTTTGCTTGGCCATAAGTACAAATTTATAAGTTTGTCAATTTTGTTTTATTTTGGCCGCTGTGCCGTTTTTACTCCCTCGGGTGGTAACTTCTTAACGGCGGCGGTTAAAGTCGAAATTTGGGCCGTTTCTGGCCTTTTTGAAGGTATTTTAATTTACTTCGTCGAGTGCTGGGCCTGGTAGTCGGCTATAAAGGCTATAACTCTTATTAGCTGGCTTAGGGCCTCTACGAAGTCCCGGATAAGGTTGCGGCGGGCGTTCTGCTCGTTGGCCTGGTGCATCGCCCAGGCTGCGATGCTCGTGTCCGGTGGTAGTCCCTGGGCTTCCATGAATGACGCCAGGGCTACGGCTCCCGAAGGTTGGCGCGCTGCTTCGGCCTCGTCTGCTCGCTTCTTGGCTTGCTCGAGCTCGTAGTAAATGCGGGCTTCGGTGGCTGCCTGGTCTACGGTCCATTTGCGGTAGGCCTCTAATATTCGCCGCGGGGTTACTTTGCCCCAGAGGTCAAATTCTCCGCATTTCAATTTAAAGAAAAAGCCTACTATAGAAGCCCAGTTTAAGGTCTTGCCTCGGTCGGTGCTTACCATTGCTTCGGCGGTAAATTGAATGTCGGCGGGGTCTACGTCGCGGTCTTCTCCCAGCCTTAAAATGGCTTCCGTTAGGTGTGCCGCTAATAGTTGGGTTATGCCGTCTTCGCCGTAGGTCTTGACTACTCGGGCGAAGGAAGGCAGCCCGCTGCTGATTGCTTTGCCTACGTTATTGGCGCAGTGCTTCTGGGTCTTGGTCTCCGGCCTAAAACGTAGGCTAAAGCTCTTAAGGTCTCCGTAGTCGCGGCGGATTGCGACGGCCCAGGGTTCCTGGCTTACTATCGCTACGGCTGTGGGTTCGCGGTTCGATGGGATTAGTTCCATGTTTTTGCACTCGTTTTTAATGGTTGGTTTTTGTTCTCGTAATTTTAGAAGGGGTCGCCGCCGTTGTTTAGGGTGTCTTTACTGATCGCCTGGTTTAGCCCGGCTTGCGCTGCTTTTAGAAGGTCGGCGCGGCGCTGATCCCTGGTCTTTGGCTGCTGCTTTTTCGCGTAGGCCTTCTTGCGGATGGTGTTTTGAAGGTGGCGGGCGGCTGCCTGGTAGTCGAATTTGCCTTTAAAATCGTCGTGGGTGGTTCCGGTTTGGGTCCAGTCTGCTATGACTTCGGCGGCTAATTCGTGGTATTGGTCCGGTGTTACACTTAGCTGCATGCATTGTACGTTAATTTGCTCGCTGCGCTCCTGGCAAAAAATCGCTTTTAAAATCTCGGCGCCCTGGTCGGCGGCTTTTTGTTGAGCTTCTCTTAGAAGGTCGGCCGGGCTTTTTTTAGCTTCCAAAATTTCTACTTCGTCAACTTCTACAACATCAACAGCATCAACTTCGCGCGCGTTGTCTTTTGTTGTTGATATATTAAGGTCTTTATATGTCTTAGATATATTATAATGTGTAGAAGCGGTTAAACGGTTACTTTTTGCGCCATTAATGGCTCCTTTTTGCGCCATTTCCTTCTTCTTTTGGCTCCTTTTTGCGCCATTAAACGCGGTTAAACGGTTACTTTTTGCGCCATTAATGGCTCCTTTTTGCGCCATTTCCTCGTCTAAAGCGTAAAGGGTGCCGGCGTCTCGTCCGGTCTCCTGGGTTAGAAGGTAAAGTAGGCCGGCGTTTGCTATCTCGGCTTTGTATCTTGGAAGGCAGCGCCGTGCTATTTTAATGCTCTTTGTTAGTTCGCGATCGCTAATAAATACCGGTTGCCAGCGGTTTCGGTTAATGCGGTTTAGCAGGTAAAAATAAACCATTGCCGCCGGTGTGCTCAGCGGGTTCTGGGCGTAGGTCTCCCAAAACTCATTAATAAGTGTTATATATGATCTGCGTTTCTGTGTCACGATTGGCGGGTAGTTAAGGAAGCGCCGAAGTATCGGCCCCGGCGCTCCCGGTGTGATGATTGGCTTATAACTCTGCTTCCTGGTTAACGTCGAAGCTCTTAGCGGGTTTAAATTTAACTACTCGCTTGGCTGGTACGTCTACGGTGGTGCCTGCTGAGATGTTGCGGCCCGGGCGCGCCTTGCGTGTTACCGGTTTGAAGGTGCCGAAGCCGCGGAGGGTTACTTCCTGGCCGTTATAAACGGCGGCCTTAACGTTGTCGAGGGTGTGGTTGATTACGGCCTCAATTTGTTCTAAATATAGGCCGTTGTGCAGGAGGTCGTCTTGTAGACTTTTTTGGACGGCCTGGGCTAATTCTTTTTTGGTCATTGTCGTTTGTATTAAGGGGTTTATTTATTTGCTTCCTGGGGCTTGTAGGCCAAACAAAAAGCGCGGTTTATAATGGTGGTGCAGTGGAATGGGACGGCCGAAGTTAAATTTACTTGGATAGTCTTAACGGTGGCGGTGCGGCGCTGGCTTACTCGCTTGGCGATCCAGGCTTCGGCGGCTGCCTTGCTGGTCTCTACGTTGGTAGTCTTGACTATAAAAGTAAAGCTAATTTCTTCGGGTTCGCGGTCGGCCTCGTTATAGGTTATCCTAACGTCGGCTTCGGCCTTGTAGTAGCGGTCGCCGTTCTGCTGTTGCTCGGGGCTGGCTCCTACTTGCTCTACGTCGCCTTCTTCTGTTAGCTTTAGTAGTGAGTCGTTAAGTAATACTACGTCGTTAAGCTGTGATACGCCTTTGAAGGTGTAGCCGCCTTTGTAGTTTAGCTGGATCCAGTCGCTGGCTACGGCCAGGGCAGTCTCAACGTTAACGGCCTCCAAAATAAAACGGTAGTCTTTGCCGTTAATATTGGCTACTACTTTGAAGGGCAGAAGGCTGCCGCCTTCCTGGGGGTATGCCAGGCGCGCCTGGTCGCTAACTTCTATCTCGCCGGTTATGTCTCCGGAGCAATAATAGAAGTTAATGGTAGCGGCCAGCTCCGGGGTTACTCGCTCGCCTCGCGGGATTAAAATCTCGTTGCGCTCGATTGTTACTACTTCGCCGGTGCTGTCGTCTAAATAGTCTTCGCTCCATGTCTTAGCTATAGGCTCGCTAAGGTAGAAGCCTACTAAGTCGTGAGGGTTCGAGCTGCGAATTACGCGGGCGTCGAATTTTGTTTTAGTGGGGTCTTTTACTTCTTCCATCGCTAAAATGGGTTAATGTCTAAGTTAATAGTTAGTCCGGGGTGGGCTATGCTCGTAGGGATGCCGGTGGCGTGTTCTACTGCTTGCTTAAAGGCGGCGGCGTTGCCGTTGGCGTGGCTAATATGAATTAGAATAATATTGTTAACCTTGCTTAGGTCGTTCGCCTTTAAGGTCTTTAGGCAGGTGTCGATGCTTAGGTGGCTGGCTCTTATTCGCCGGGCCAGGCTCCAGTTCATGCCGTGCTCTCTATTCGCGGCGTTGCGCTCTAACATCGCCGGGTGGTAGCTGCACTCGATTAAAATCTGGCTTAAGTCGTCGAAGGTATTGCTTAAGTAGTAGGTATCGGTAGCAAATAAGATGCCGCCGGTCTCGTCGTGCCAAATATAGAAGCCTAAAGGCTCTTCGGCGTCGTGCTTGGTGGCGAAGGGGTAAATAGTGAAGCCGCCGAGCGTTAATGGGCTGTAGCCTCCTTCCGGTGCTCGCAGGATGGCGCGCGGTTGGTATTCCGATTTAATGCCTCCGGCCAGGGCGTGTATGGTCCCCAGCGAAGCGTAAACGGGTAGGCCGTAGCTTAGAAGCTCGTTAATGTGCGAGCTGTGGTCGCCGTGCTCGTGGGTAATAAGGCAGCCTACTATTTTGTCTACCTGGTAGTCTATGGCCGCCAGGGTGTCCTTGAAGCTGTGGCCGGCTTCAATCAGAAGGGCTTCGCCTTCGTTCTGTATTACGTAGGCGTTCCCTTCTGATGAGGATGCTATAACTCTTACTTCCATCCTGCCGGGTTTTTAAAAGTCCATTTCGGGGGCTTGCGGGTTCTCTACCGGTGGGCGCTGCGGTGCCTGGGGTTGTGCCTGGGCGGGTTGTGCTGCTGCCGCTGCCTGGTGGCCTATTCGCTGGCCCTTGTTGGCTTCGGTCTCTACTTCCTGGGCTACTACGTCTATAGGTGTGCTCGAGTCTTCGTCGGCGTCGCCGAAGTCGCAGCCGGTTATATACTCGTAAAGCGCTTTTTTGGCGCGGCGCTCAGCCTTGCCGCGGAGCTGGTCGGGGCTGCTGTAGCTGTCCTTTTTAACGGTGGCTACGATGCTAAAGCTGTTACGCTCGCCGTTGTAGGTGTAGGTTATCTTGCAGGGTATCTCGGCGAAGCCGTCCGTTTGGCTCTTGTCGTAGCTTACGTCGATGAAGTACTTCACGCCCAGGCGTCTTAGTAGGGCGGTGTAGCCCTCCTTCGTTGGGTACATCCTTTCGGCGATGATGTTGAATTGGTTACCGGTCGGCATTAAGCCGATTGTTACTGCGTCGATGATGGCGTCTCTGACGATCTCGCGGCCGTAGGGTTGTAGCGGTGGGCGGTTGCCGCGGGCCTTGCCGGTGTGGTCGGTTAAAAAGCCGATTTTAGTGTTTTGAAGCGGCATAAATACCTTGTCCATTACTTCGTCGGTTAGCACTTCGCGAAGGAGGCTAACTACGGTTACGGCTTGGAAGGCTGCGCCGAAGTTGTTAATAGTCTGCAGGCCTTCTGCTGTGCGGCAGGCTATCTCGAATTTTTCTTTAGCTGCCTCCATGACTGCGGGCAGCGTTGTTGCGGTTGTGTTTGCACTCATTGTTATTTGTTTTTATGGTCTCGGGTCTTAAGTAGTTCCGGGCGCCCTTCTTTGCGAGCCCTGGCTTCTACGGCTGACGCTGCGGCCGTGTAAATAATATCGGGGTTTGCTGTAAATACCATCGAGGCTACTGCTTCGGCCAGCGGGTGGTCTTCTCCTGCGTAGGTTCTTATTACGTCCTTTATTGCCTCCGGGCTGGTCTCGACGATAATAGCAATTACGCCCCGGTTCTTGTGGTTCTCGGTGTCGGCTATGGCTAAAAGCTCGTTAATCTTTACTTCGGCGGCTTCCATCCATGCCGGCTTGGTGGCGTTATTCTTTGCTTTGCTCATCCTCGGCCTCCTGGTCTTGCTCGCGGGTGTCGTTAATCATGACGCCGATGTTAACGTCTCCGTCGCCGTCTCTGAGCTTGGTTATGGCCATTTCTTTGAAGGCTTTAGCTATAAACTTCGACGCGGCGGGGTGTGTTAGAATTGCTTCGGCCGCGAGGGTTATAGGCTTGCTTCCTCCGCCGATTGCTAACATTAGGGCTGCGTCCTGGCCGTTAGCGTCTTTTTCTACTGCGGCAAAGATAAAGCCTTTTGTTAGGTCCTTGTCTTTGTCTAACTGGGCCTTAAGGCCGTCAAACTCTTTTCTTAGTTCGCTGATCCAGGGGTAGCGCTCCGGATCTGCTTTTTGGTTCTTCTGTTCCATATAGCTGTGGTTTAGAAGGGTTAATAATTGGGTTAATTGTCGGTTAAAGCTGGGTTAACCGTAGCGCCCCGGGACGGTTACGAGCCGCCGTCTTCCTTCCCTTGCGGGCCGGTGTTCTACTCTTAAACTACCGGGGCAGATGCCTGGAGGCTTGCAATTACTCCAGGCCAAAAAACACTTAAAAACGTTCTCGCCTCCCGGCGAAGGGTCGGCCGTCTCTCTTGTCGGCTGCCCTGGTCATTAACCTAAAAAATCAAATTACCATGAAATTACGAATATCGTTTAGCCCTGGGGCGTTATGGTTAGGGGCTGGTCTTTAACAAATTGTATGCGTATAATCTGGGCGAAGGGTACGGCGCGAAGCTCGGCGATACTTTCGCAGTTGTCTACGAATATGGGGGCGGCCATACCGTAGTAGCGGGCGAAGGTGTTTATTACGTCCATGCCGGCGTTAATCTTGGCGGCGGTGTTAATATCCTGGTAAACTACGCCGTTTACGGTGGCTACGCAGTCGGGTTGGCGGGTGCCGTTTACTAAGGTTTTGAACATCCTAAACTTGACGTAGCCGAAGTAGGCGTTAACCTTCTGCTCTACGGCGTCTATAATAGCCAGGTTAAAGTCCTCAGCCAGGGCGAGCTCCTTCTGCTTGTTGGCCTTCTCCTGGGCTAACGTCGCGGTCTGGTCGTTAAGTTCCTTAATACGGCGGGCCGATGCTTCTATTGTGGTGCGAAGGCCGAGGCGTCGGTTTATCTCTGCCAGGCGGTCCTTAAGGGCAGCGCGGGTCTGGGCGTTGTTGTTGCCGGTGGTTACGGTGTTGTCGGCGTTCTTCTCCAGCTCTAAAGCGTCGATTTTGGCTTGCGCTGCTTGCCATGCCGGTAGGTCTGAGCCCTTTATTGCGGTGGGGCTTTGAAGTGGTGGCATAGCTGCCAGGGCTTGCTCGGCGGCGCTAACTTGTTGCTTGTACTGGTTAACTTGCGCTTCTGCTTCGGTGATGCGCGCCTCGTTCTCGGTCTGTTGCTTTAGAAGGTCTTGCTTTTGCTGCTGGGCTGCTGCCTTCATCTTGTGGGCGTTGTCGCGTATCTTGTTAAGGGCTGCTACGCGGCTAACGTTATACTCTGATTCGCCCTTGCTGCAGGCTATAGGGTCGTTACATACGTGGTTGTAGCGGGGGCAAATAAGGGCGGAGGGGTCGTAGTGGGTTAGGCTAATAGCTTCAAACTCTTGGATAAACTTCTTCCTCTTGGCTTCGGTGTCGTCGTCTATCGGCTCTAACATCGCGGCTATCTGACGGCGGGCGCCTAAATAGCGGCTATAGCTGGCTTCTGCTAATTGCAGGCCGGTGCGTAGGTCTCTTAGTTTAGCTTCGGCGGTTATGCGTCCGGCGTTGGCTTCGTGGCAGCGCTGCTGCTCCTGCTCGGTAGCCTTGTAAATTATTTGTTGCTGTGCCTGGCGTTCCTGGTCGATGCTGGCCTGGATGCGGCTCAGTCTCTCGTAGTGCTGGCGGTTAGCGTCTGCCTCGCTACGTGCGGCGGCCTCTAAGTCGGCTAATTTGGTTTCGGTGTCGGTCTTCTGCTGTTCGAGCTCGGTGTAGTTCGGGGTTATCGGGGTGTTACGTGTAACTTCGTCGATCCTGGTTGGGATCTTCTCCATCTCGTCGGTTATGCGCTTAATTTGGGCGCCCAGGGTTTGGCGGTAGTCCTCTAAGGTCGCGCCTTTATATCGCTGCATGAGGGCGGCGAAGGCGGGGTTAGTGGCTGCTATGTCTTCCGGCTTAACTTCGCCGGTTATCTGGGTTAAGCGGTTGCGCTGCTCGTCCCAGGGAAGGGCCATAAATGCGTAGGGGTCGGTAATAACTTTGAAGATGCCGGGGTTAATCAGCTCGGCTACGTGGTTGTCGTAGTCGCTCTTTTTAATAATCACGTCGTTGTAGTAGTAGTCGGTATGGTGGCCGCGGAGTACTCGCTCGGTTTCTCCGGGGGTGGTTCGCCATTCCTCAACGAAGGCGCGGCGGAGTTTAAAATGGTCCTCGGCTCCGGTGGTGTCGTCGGTCATGGTAAAGTCGCCTTCTACTTCGTGGTTAAGGTCGGGAATGTAGGCGCCGTCCTCGGTTACGGTCTTAATTGTAAATCGCTGGTCGGTGGCGCCGGCGGCGTTCTTTCCGAATAATAACCAGGCGAAGGCGTCGGCTATGGTGCTTTTGCCTACTCCGTTGTGTCCGCTGATGGTTGTTATCCCATCGCTAAAGGTCGCTTCAACTTTGCGAAGGCCCTTAAAATTGCTTATTGCTAAGCGGTGTAATTTTAATATTTTCATTGCTGATGCTGTTGGGGGGTTGGTTTTACTTTTTGTGTTTGTCTTCACGCTGTAGCAGGGTTAGTACCATGTCGGCGTCGTAGATCATTAGGTTGCCTAAGCGGGTTAACGCCGGGGCTATGGCTCCGGAGGTGTTAATCTGGCAGGCGCGGGTCTTTGAACATCCTAATAGTTTGGCCAGGCCTTTAAGTCCGTAAACGTAGCGGCGGTTATTGGTGCCTTCCTTCTGTCCGGCTACTGCTTGAAGCTCGGCGCGGGTCCATTGGGTTATTAGGCTTTCGAGCTGGCCTACGGTTAGGTCTATTACTCTGGTTGCCGGTGTTATCGAATTTGCCATGTTAGTCAAAATCTAAAGGGTTAAATAAATTTCGTTCAGTCTTGCGGGTCCTTACGGTTCTTACGGTCCGGGTGGCGGTGGTTCTCGTCGGTCTTAGTGCCTGGTCGTCGCGCTGTATGCTTAGGCCGTAGGGTAGAATTATTAATAGAAGTACGAGGCTAATAAAAGCGCGCTTTAGTGGGTCTTTGCTCGGGTTAACGCCGCATTTGGCGCAAAACCAATAAACGCAGAGCTCGGTGGCCTTCTGGATTCCTATCTTGGCGTATATGTTGCGGGCGGTGTTCTCAACGGTGCGGGGGCTAATAAATAGCTTTGCGGCTACTTCTTTTTTACTGGCTCCCCAGGCTAATAACTCGGCGATTTGCGTCTCTCGCTTGCTAAGCTGGGCGCGAAGGTCTAAGCGTCCCATATATCCGTGATTCCCCTCCGTCTAAAAACTTCTTCAACGGCGGCGGCTTGGGTGGCTCGGAGGTTGCCGCGTCCGTTACGGTAGTGGCTCAGCCCGCTGCGGCTGTTAATCTGTAGCGCCTGGCGAAGTTCGGCTATTACTTCGGCATAGTCAACATGTAGAATTTGGCTTAAGCCTTTGTTAAAGCCGCGGTATTGAAGCCCGGCGTTAAGGGTGGGCGCCGGTGCCGGGGTGTCGGTCATCTTAGCAATTACGGCGGCGGTTCCCTCGTAGTCGCCGGTAGGAAGGGCGCCTACAAATTTTTTGCTTCTTTTCTTTATTTGTTGTTGGATCATCTTATTGTCTGTTGTTTAGTGGGTTTGAAAAAAGCCGGGCGCCGGTCTCTGGCTGCTGGTGCCCAGCGCCTGGCGGTTCCGAGGTGTTGTTCCCTCGCATCAACGGTTTAAGGGCTTGCGAAGGGGCGGCCTTCTCCGTTGCCTCCTATCATGCTTATGCGGTTACGCTTTGCTTTCGTTCCCTCGATAGGGCGCGGGCTTCGCGTTGTATCGTTCCGGCCATCCTGGTCTTGGCGGTAAAAATCGCGTCGCCGAGGATGGTGTCCAGGGCTTGCTTATCGTACCCGGCGGCCTCTATGTGTCGGGCGTCTTCGCCGCGTTCCTTAAGCCAGGTTATTAGGCTGTTAAGTTCCTCCTTCTGCTCGGCTACTTTCGCCGCTACTACTCGGAGGCTTCGGCTCTCCTGGTAGGTGTAAAGGAGTTCCAGGCTGTAGTCCTTTAGCTTCTGCGCGCGGCGGCCTCGAATGGCCCATTTACTTTGGCCGCGTTCGGTCTTTGCTAACTTCTTAAGTTCGTGGAAGTGGTCTACATCTAAGCTAAAGCCGTTATAGGCGTTTATTATCTGGGCTTCTACCAGGTCGGGGGTGTTCGTTTTGTGTGCCATTGTGCTGATGCTTTTAAGGGTTTAAGAATTGAAGGCCAGCGCGCTGCGGCGGGCTTCTGCTATAAGGGCTACTACGGTGTCGGCGTTGGTGCCGGGTGTGATCTCGTTAATGGCTACGCCGCGGCAGGTTATCCACAATTTGCCGTTATACTCCTTAACCTGGAAGGAGTCGGTTAGCTGTTGGGCGTCTTCGGCCTGGCGCTTTGCGCGTAGGTGTTGGCGGTATGACTTGGCGCGCTGGGCTGTTTCGTCGTCCTCGTCTACGTAGGTGCCGTCGTGGCATCCTAAGCAGTAGGCTACTTTAACCTTTGCGCCGAGGGCGGTGGCGAAGTGGTTAAGGCCTTCCGGGGTTATCATCACCGGCGGGCAGACTGCTATCTCGTCTATACCGTCTACTAATACGTCGCGGTCGTCTCCTAAAATGTTAATAGCGTGGAGGAGGTCTTTTAACGTTGTTGTCATGGTCGTCTCGTTTTAGTGTGCGTAAAAAGTTATCTTAAGGCCGCGGCGGAGCTTGCATACGCATTTGTCTAAAGCGTCGCGGAAGGCGCGGGCTATGAATTTGGCGGCTAAGTCCAGGCCTATAAGTTTAAGCAGG